TTTAGTTTTTTAATTTTGTTGTTTCTATTTTCTAATTTATTTTTATGATTTTCAAGGTATTTTTTTACATTTTCACCTTTTGGCACGAATACTGCAGTCTTAGGAGCAAAATCTTCCAAAATATAATACTTGCCTTTTTTCTCGATTTTCTTTTGCCGGTCGTGTGCTGCTTTAATTTTCGGATTTTGTTTAGCAATCGAATCTCTTTCTTGTGATGTGTTAATTAGCATGATTTATGGTTTTTATTCAACTCCGTAAATTTCTTTTGTCCTTTGCCACATCTGCTCATCTCTTGTCCTTTCTGCAATGCGTTCTTTTTCTTTTTCAAGGATTTCATCAATTATATCAATTATAGGACGTTTGTCCAGAAAGTTGTACGGCAAGATTTTTAATTTACAAGGTATTAATTTTTTTCCATCATACCAGGAGCATTTAATATCATCCTTTTTGTATACTGGTTCGATAATTCTATATTTACCTTCGATAATAAAAAGCATTTCATTTCTTTTAATTTCAAAATATAAATCAAATTCTTTTTGTCCTGTTTTAATATGTTCATAAGCATCAATATCCTCGAATATCATTTCAATTTCATGTTCTAATCTCTTTTGAGAAAGTGAAAATTGAATTGGTAAATTTCTAATAATTGGTAAGTGTATCATGTTTTTAGTTTTTATTCAATGCAAGCTAACAATTATTTTTGTTCTAAACAATGACTTTTATCATGTTTTTAATTCTTTAACTTTTTTTTGATAATATTCTTTGAGCTCTAAAAGTTCAGATCTGCTCCATTTATATCCATTCTTTTTGTAATTTGCCGCCCTTTCATATAATTCATCAAATCGTTGTTGCCCTATCCGGCTTAATAAATTATCTCTATAAGGTATTAAATGGCTGTCATTAAAACAATTGCAGCCTGAACACTCACCAAAACAATTATCCTCATCAAATCGTAAAGCATCATACATCCTTACTGAAAAAAAATGACCGGCCTGTAATTCTTTGTTTTGTCCGCAACTTATACATGGCTTGTCTTTATCTCTTAATCGGATGAACTCGTTAAACACCTTTTGAACATCCTGCTTTAACTTTGCTACTGTCTTTGTTTTTCTTTTAGCCATTATCTATTATCTTTTAAATATTCAAAATAAGCGTTAATTTTTACCCGTTTATCTATTTCTGATATACTCATACCCTCGAATCGTTTTTCGTTAATAGCGTCTAAATTTGATACCATTCTGTTAACTTCTCGACTATGTTTGATAGTTACATTTTCAGTTTCGTAAAAAACAGTGTATAGCGGTTCGTGAGGTTGCGAATATCCAACCAGCAAAAATCCGGCAATTAAGATTAATAGTTTTTTCATAGTTTCAAAGTTATTTTTTTGCCCGGTTCAACTGGCAAAAATGAATGTTTACAAATTCCATTTTTGCCATTTCTGGGACTATAATGTTCACATAATTTGCCGCAACTTTCTCCACTTTCACCGATTTCATCTAAAATTTCGCACCAAAAAAAACCAGTGCCGAATACTTTTTTAGCTTCAAAAATCTGAACTTCAGATAAATTTTCAGTTTTCATTTTTTCTATGAAATATTCTTTTGTGTGAGAATATTCATCATTTATATTTTCAAAATATGTTTTCATTTTTAACAAAAATTTAATATTTCATTTAGCAAATCTTCTTTTTCGATACCGATGAAATTGCATGCCGCTGTTATTACTCGCTGATATAACTCCTCAAATTCAATCTCATCCATAGTTGCAAAACTAATACTTTTCGCTCTAACTTGGATGTTACCGTTCGGCATCATTATTTTTCTGTAATATCCGGCTTTAATTGTCAAATATTCACGGGTATCATCATAATAATCAAAAATATCTTGATTTTCATGGCATAAATTAATTAGTGCAAAAAACTTTTTATGAAATTTATAATTACGTTTCTTTTTAATTTCAACCTCATAGACTTCTCCCATTTTCAATTTAGATTCTTTCAGTTTTTCGTAATCCGAATTAAAAACAGGTTGAAGTCCATAAGCTGTTTTTTGTACCAAAAATTTCATTATCTATTGTTGTAATCGTTTAACATTTGCTCAATTAATTTATTCCCTTTATCAATTCCGGCTTTTAATTTTTCAAAATATTTCAAGTCAGGATAAATGCGTTTGATAAATAAAGGATTTTTAAAGTTAGGATTAAAACTGATAAAATCCCACCATTTCCGCTCAGATATCATTAAGCTCATTTGGATTTGATTAACAGGGATTTCTTTTGTTTCGCCTAAAATTAAACTAAAATGCTTAATATCGTTCCTGGCCTTAATTTCGCAACCGCCATCTAATCCGATTAACCCGTCCGGGCTCATTCCAGCATTTTTATAAAGGTCGTTAGTGATGAATCCAACTTCTTTAACTTCATTTCCTGTTTGAAATTCGTACGATGAGCGGGCAATACTTTCTAATTCGTTACCGCGCTCAATATCTGAATTAGTATAGTGTTCTTTTTCTATACCTATTAATTCTAAAACAATTTCTTTGCAATAGGTTACAAGTCCGGCACCGTTTGCGCCAATTGCCGTAGCATTTGAAGCCGTTAGTTTGCCTTTGCGTAGTTCGAACCATTCCGGCGTTCCCTGTTCAATATTATGATACCTGACCATTCTTAATCTCCTTTTTCTTTTCGGTTAGTAAGTTTATAAACCCTTCAACATCTTCAATCGTGCCAATATTTTCGTTATATATTTTTGTCAAATCTTCCTGAGTTTTGGCATTTTCGATATCTTTTTGAATAAGTTCGTTTATATTAGTAGCATTCAGATTGTTTGTTTCGTTATCAATAGTATCAATATCCTTAACGATATCTTTAAAATGTATATTACAAATACGTTTAATAATTGATTTTAATACCATTCTATCAAACCAGGTATTCCAAATATTTTTCATTAAAGAGGTGTTTTTCATTTTATCGATATCGTCCATTGTAAGAAATTCAATAAACTCACCTTTACGATTTTTTATAACGCCATATGCACCATGTATTTCTTTTTTAGTATCAAATGGATTTGCAATAGTATGTGAATAGATAACTTTACCAGACTCTTTCCTGAAAGTAAACGAATCGTCTTTATACACTATTTGAAAATCAAATATTGTTTCGGGATAAGACAGCATTACTTTATTTTTGTAAGCATGATAGTCATAGGTTATTACAAGTTTTTTTCGATAGTTTAATGTTATCGAATCACCGTCAATAAACAATCCGGTATTTGCAACTTTCTTAAAAACATTTGCAAAATCTTGTTCGCTTACTTTATCAAACCACCAGTTTGCAAGTTTACCGTCCTTTGTTTTTTCTGTTTTTAGATTTTGGAGGTATGATATATAAATATCAACCTTTTCAGAATCATAATTTTTAAGTAATTTTCTTATATTTTCCATAATTATTTTTTGTTATTAGGGTTAAAATATGTGCTAAAATAATCAAATAAATCAAGTGCGTTGTCCAAATCTGTAGATCCTTTTTCCTCCTCGGTTTTTGCAGATTCGCATAAATGAGGTGCGTTTGTTACCGAAATATTTAAAGCATCTTGAAAGTTTTTAGCTTTAATTTTTGCTACATAAGTTGTTTTGTAAGTTTTCATAGTGAATTTAAGTTTATTGGGTTTCCTAAAATGTTTTGAATAGTTTTTGTAGATGTTTGGATGTGGTCTTTACACAACCAAATTTCAAATAGATGTAATCCTTTTACTTTTTTAATTTTGCCGTCTATTTCTACTGTTTTAATTGTTTTTAGTGAATGAACGGTTAAAGTTAGTGGAGTTAGTTTGGTGTGTAGCTCCCCGCACACGACGCAATAAGTTCCAATGCTATAATATTTTTCCATAGTTTTACAAAATTAAATTTCTTCAAATTTAACTTTTACTTCTGCTAATCTTATATAAGAGTTAGCAATTTTAATTAATGATTCTATTTTTTTTTGATATTTTTCAAATTTGTCTGAACCTTCTGATATCAAACAATCATTTTCGTATCTTTTTGCTTTTTCAAGCAAAATACCAGCTTGGTACATTTCAATAATTTCATCTTTCATAATTATAGTTTTTTTGGTTAAACATTTGCGCAAGCTCCTCAAACAGGTCGCTTACTTTTTTTTGCCTTTCCTGGATTTCATTTTTTTCTTCGATGTTTGAAATGAAATATCCATGTGGCATTTCTAATGCAGCAATATATGCAGCATCCTTAAAATTGTCTGCTTCAATTTCTTTTATAACTCTTTTAGTGTAAGTAATTTTGTAGTTTTTCATAGGTTATTTAAATTTATTGGTTCACCAATTATTTCTTGTATTTCTTTGGTCGAAATTGAAAAGTGGTCTATACACAACCAAATCTGAAAAGTTTTTAATCCTTCGTTAGTTTTTAGCATTCGGACGGTTAGATGTATATTTTCCCGTTCTCCGCAAACAATGCAAGATTTGTCAATTTTGTAATATTCCATTTTTTTTATTTGCAATTTATAATGAGTTTTTACAGAAAACAATGACTTTTGTCATGTTATCAATTTTATTTCATCGTTAATTACAAACCCTTTTACTCCGATTATTTTCATTATCAATAGTGTTTTTTCGGTCGATGGGGAGCGTTTACAGGCAAATAAATGCGTTACTCCGCTTCTGTCGATTCCTAACTTATCAGCTATATCCTGATGAGTTATACCCTTGCTTTTTGCTTCTAAAGCAAGGGCGTTTAATAGTTGTTTTGTCTTTTTCATCTTAAATAAGTCTTAAACAGTGTTCAATAATTTCATTAAACGAATCAAACATAATCAATTCTTGTTCGCTTCCATCAGAGTTCATTTCGTTAATGTCATCTATTAATTGAGAATCGGTAGTGTGAAAAGTTCCTTTCACTTCTTGATTTTCATAAACAGTTACGTCATAGTTTCCGTATCCTGTCTTTTTTGCGCTTAGTTGAATGTTTTGTGTTTTCATGACTATTAGTTTTTTAATTTAAAATTGTAATCTGGATATTTATAATTTAATACATCGATAATATTAGTTCTCAGAGCAAATTCACATTCATCGAAAACCTTTTTTTTGCTTAATTTGTTTCGATTATCATTTGTCCAAATTTTGAAACCTGGATAATTAATGTAAGAGTTTGCAGATGCTACAACTGCGTCATAAATTCTTGTTTTTTCGTTTTCTTCATCAAAATCAACTGCAATAAAATGATGAGGGATAAACATTCCTGCGTATTCAAAGTAATTTTTTTCTAAGTTTTTGAAAAAATCGTTTAAATTAATTTCTATTGTTTTCATGGCTTTTTGTTTTTAATTGTTAGTAATTATTATCTCATTGTTTCTATTGTAAATATAGTGCAAAAAGTAACACAAGTCAAGTTTTTTAACACTTTTTTTTGAAAATTATTTCATTGATAGTTAAGTAGTTACGTAAAAAAGTGAATTTTTTTTTATTTTTTTTTAAAAAAAAGCACTTTTGAACGTCATTTTTTGGGGCCGGGATAAAAAAAACAGGGTGCTATGAACACCCTGCAAAAACTAAAACTATGAAAAAACTACTTTTTAACTATGAAAATGAGAAGTATTAACCCTAAAATTATTGCTATGTAGATAAAATATTGTTTGAAGTCGGTTTCTTTTTGAATTATTTCTGTTTTGTGTTCGGTTTTTTGAAGGATCTTAATAGAATCTTGCAAATGATAAGGTAAAGTTGAGGCTACATCAAATTTGAATCCTAAACGTCCGTTTATCATCCATATTTTTGCTGTTATATTTTTGCTAACCTCCACAATGGTATCAAACGAAGGTTGCAAATATTGTACGTTATTTTGATAAATAGTATCATACTTAATTACCGGTGTTGTATCCAATTCAATATAATCGGCAAAGTCAATATAAAAGGTAGTATCTATCTTAATTGTAGTATCTTTTTTTACAATAGTTGTTTCAAAACATTCAGGGCACTTCTGCCTGGCTTTTTTGATATACCAGGCAGAGCTGCATCCTGAACTAATTAATCCTAAAATCACAACTATGAAAAACAACCTTTTCATTTGACCTTGTCTTTAATGTCATTAAAATCTTTGATTGCTTTTGGAGCTACGGCAAAGGTAAAAAGCATAACTACTAAAACAATTGCGTTTACAGTTATCTCATTTCCTTCAGTCACGAAATACTGATAAACAAAGAAAAAAGCAAATAGTGTTGCTAAAATCATTTGCACCCGAGTAATTGAAAATTCCTTACAATTAGCTTCGGCATTCCATTTTTCAAAAAAGTTTATTTTCATAATATACAAATTTAAGTTAAATTACGTTACGTTCAAAGTGCATCGGGTCGTAAATTGAATTAAAAAAACCACCCCATCTATTTTTTTTGTTTAAATTTTCCCAGAACACTCCTATTTCATTAAGGATAGCAGACTGTTCTATTGTCAAATCATCTTTATTAATTTGCGTAATTATATCGTTATCATGGAAAATGTTCAAGTCAATTGCACACTTAAACAAATGATTTGATAATCTTGTTTTGCTTAGTCCCTGTTCGTAGTAGATATCTTGTAACTCCTGAGGCCTAAAAAGCATCTCTCCAGTTACCTTTAGTCCTTTTACATCCTGTATAAATTCGAGCAAAAGGCGTAAATCTTTTAAAAATTCGTTTTGATGGTCTGAAAGTTTCATGATGTATAGCTTATTTTAGTTGTATCACCTCTTATGTTATGTTCTTCCTTATAATCGTTCCAAAGTTCCTTAAATTCCTCCTCTGTAATACCATTGTCTTTGTTGTCAAAATTAATAGCTAATAAAGAAACAATTATAGCCAACATACCTAAAATAGTGCTAATGGTCAATCCTATACGCCAACGCTTATTAACCATTTCATCTCTTTTTATTCGCTCTATTTTTTGTTCATGCAATGCACTTTGCTTTTCTTTTGTTTCTATTTGCGTTTGAAATTGAACCAATACTTTTACATCGGCTTGCATTTCGCTTATTGACTTTCCTAAGTCGTTTACTTTATCGTACAAATTCCCTGTCATAGCAACTAATCCTTTTTTGCCGTTACCGTAGAGTACTTTTTTTATAGTTTCAATTTCTTCTTTTTTAGTACATTCCTGCATTACACTATATTTTAAAAATTACTATTGTGTTAGATATTAGTTTATGTATATTATTTAATTTTATTATAAAACTTGATAAAACAATCTATTTAATACCAGTAATCTATTTGATTCATTATCAAAATTAGTTTGATTAAAAGCTACAGAATCAAAAACATCAAACACTAAATCATAAGATTGCCAATTATTCCCACTATCTCTTGATACATATACTTCTTTTATTCCTTCAGATTCATCTAAACCACAAATTATTACATTATCTTGTAATCTTTTAAAAACATATGCTTCATCACCTAATTCTTGCAATAATTCATGTTTAGCAATATCGTTTAAATTTTCAATTTTAGCTCTATAAATACCCCAACCCTCATATTCAATTCCATCCACTATGTCATTTGGTTTAATCCCATCACTGCCCCAATAAATGTAACCATCATTTTCTACTATACCTATAGCCCTACATCTTTGCCATTGCTGACCACCATCACTTGTTAATAAATCTGTAACAGACCAAGTATCAGTAATATCATTATATTCACATTTAAACCAGTGCATTTCAAATTTATTATCCCCAGTGCATATATATATATTACCATCATATCCTATTTCCACACCATGTACGTGCCGACAATATACTGGATTTGTTTCATCCCCAAGCAAATTACCAGCACTACTACTACCATTTGAAGTTCCATCGTCTCTATAGTTTGGTGTTTGTCCAAAATTATAAAATACTTGCCATGTTTCTCCATAATCTTTTGTGTACCACAAATAAACAGGAGATGCTCCTCCACCACTTGCATTAGTATAGGGACCAAAAACAATCAACCCATTACCGATTTCTCTAACTCCATCAAAATTTTGAAAATAAGAACCGGGATAAGTTGCATTTACAGGAGTATGAAAAACAAACAAATCTCCATTAATATCTAATAACGTACAAGGGGAAATTGTTTCTAAATTGTCGTTAGAATAATATAATTCTTTGCGTTTTGAAAATATAACAATATTACCATTATTTGCTATATGTACATATGATATAGGATAATCTATATCATTATTAATTGTATCTAAATCTATGCCTGCATTCCATGTTTTACCATAATCATCTGAAAATTGCAAATAATTATTTCTCATAGCAACCATTTTATTTCCTTTTTGAGCAAATAATAAAAAAAATAAATTATAATCCAACCTATTATAACTAACCCATTTAGACTGCATCAGATCACCTAAATCAATTTCGTTACTTAAGTCTCTGATATATGAATGAAAATCTGTATTATATAAATATATATTGTTAAAATCTAATATAACAGAATCTTGACCTTTAGCATTTTTTTTATTTAATATTGGAAAAATATAATTTAAATAATCTGATTCTATGTGTTCATTTAAAAAATTATAATTTAACCACGATTTATGAAGCCATCTTTCTTTTCCTATTATATTTCCAACATAATATTTATCACTTTCAATTGATATTTTCCAATATTTTCTATTTGTAGTATCAAAAATATCATAATTAGGCATTTCAATATATTCAAAAATATGATATCCTATTTTGTCATTTGTAACTCTTTGAAATAATTTATAGTTCTCAGGGTTTTTAGATATACCATTTGAATTTATAGGACTAACTCTTAAATAATCTAAAGTTCCTTGATTCCAATATAAATCATAACCATTTCTAAAAGGATTTTTATATGATTGAGTTGTAAATATTTTTATACGATCAATACCATTAACAGCTCCTACAATATTAAAATATTTTTCACCAACTAAATCAATTATATCTCTACGCTTGCCATCCTTATATTCACCATCTAAGCATAATTCGGAGAAAATATATTCATTTAAAATAGAATCATTCTTTTTAAAATAAAAGTATATAGGATTCATTTTTGTAACAATAGAACCCACTCTAAAATATTTACCAACAGTCCCCAGTATCTTATTTGCATTTGTGTGAGTATGTTCAGTTATATTTCCATTTACATTTATGGTTATTTCTTTTGTGTCAAGATTTAATGTTATTTTTACATAATTATATCCAACAATAATATCGCCATTACTCCGACCATCAACTCCGTCTAAGTTTCCATCTACGTCTGTTATATACATATACCAACCCCCATCTCCCATATCTGAACGCAGCTGAAACGTTATACCATGCGTTTCATTATTGAATAAAGTTGTTGTTCCTTGAGCTATATCATTAATTACCCCTTCAAAATAAAATTCATAAATAGCTGTTGGGTCAGTCATATTAAATCCATCATTTTGATGCAAATAAGAACCTTGAGTACAATCTAAAACAGAAAAATCCTTTAACGTAGCATTCATTCCACGTTCATTTTCTACACTTATATTATTCAACGATGACAATTTAATTTCGTAAAGTTCATTGCAATAAATTAACGCTTTATTAAGATTCGAGCTTATTAGTTCTTCAGAATAAACTAAAATCCTATCAGTAGCAATATATCCATCACTATCATAACTACTTTTTGCAAATATTTGATTTTTAGATTGAACTTGATTATTTAATTCATAATATTTAAAATCCTTTAACTTTCCATGATAAGGATTAAAAGTATCATAATAAAACCAATCTCCTAAGGTTGAACCCCAATAAGTAGCATTTGATTTATCAAACCTCGCATCATTAAGAACAGAAAAATCCCAAATAGTATCATTTCCTGTTCCTGAAACTTTTGGTATGCCTACACCTATGCTTGTTCGTAGGTAAGTTGTTCCTTCTTCTTCGTAAGGTTGATTATAGACAATTACTTGAAGGCCTGCGGTTGGGTAAAGGAGACCTTTTCTTGCTCCGTTTATGTTTGCGTTTATGTTAAGCATTACACTAACAATCTAAAATCATTTGCTGTTAAATCAGTATCCTCATGATCCAATACTTTTGTAATAAGCATGTTATCACGATCTAATTCCTGGCAATCGATAGTTATTATTGTTTCGTTTACCGTTTCAACCCTCACATTGCCAGTTACGGATGATGCAACTCGAAATAAAGCTGGCATTTGTAATTTATCACCTAATGAATATCCTGTGATATATCCTGTCCCTTGAGCTATTGCAAAGGTTTTTTTTGTTCGTTGACCTACTTCCATAATTTTATAATTTTAATTAGCTGTTTTTCTTAAAAATGTCATTTTAGGTAAATGTGGTTTTCTGCTTTTTGTTGAATTCCACAAATCAAAATCTTGAGCGTTTAAATACTCTTTTACAAGCTCCCATTCGGTTAATGCAATCTTTCTATTTTCATTTATAAGGCGCTTCATTGTGCCCTCGTTTATAGGGTTACTGTCATCCATCTGCTTAACTGTAAATCCTGAAAATGTATCATTTATAAAACTCTGTCCAATATACTTTGCGTAATTCAAATATGCCAAAACATATTCTAATCCTTTATGGGTTAATGTTATCCCCGAACAGTTCGTAAACGTTGAACCTTCAATTAAATCTTTATAAGTTGTTGGATTGTTTTGTACTTGTTGCAAAAAAGCAACTCCCAACAAATCTCTTAGTTCTGTTTGCTCAATCTCTTCTGCTAACTGATCATATTGATGTTCATTGTTAGCACTAATTGCCTTGATCGTTTGCTGTTTTTGAAAAGTTAGTATCATAAAGATTTAATGGTTTTATTGTCCAGTCAATATTTTTTGCCAATATCTCATTTTCGGAGTTTTTGAATATTTCTTCAAACATCCTACTTACTGCCGACCGGTCATCTTTTGTCATTTGATTATAAAAGTTAACCGCTTGTATAATTCCTTCTCCGGATGTGGTACCCAATTTGCTCTCATCGTAATCAATCAAAACAGAAGGTAATGCGTATATTGATTTTCTTATTTTATTTGATATTTCTTTTTCCCAATTTTCGTACAATTTAGAGTCGATGTTTGAATCAATTGAATCAACTTTTACGGCTTTATTTTCAACAATATTACCATTTTCGTCCGATTCTGTTTCGATTACTAATGTCTTGTCTCCTCGTGAACCCATAAATTTTTTTATTCCTTCTGCTAAGTCGTTTTTTTCACTTTCGTTTAGTTGTTCATTAACCTGAAATAGCGTTTTTTTGCTAAATCCGTTTCTTATTTCATTATTTTTATGCAAAGATAACTGATATTCAGTATCGGCATCAATATGAGTTGAATCAAACGGCGATAAAGGATATAGATATTCATTATCTAAAAATAGAAAATAAACCTGCCCCTTATATTTTTCTATCCCCCCTGATTCTTTTATCTGTGATACAAATGCTTTTTCGTTTAAGTTAAAAAGGTTATACCAACGAATGTCTTCTTTTCTGAACTTTTTACTCCTGTCTTTTTCCCAATTATCATAATACCCTACTTTCGCAGTATAACCTTCATCATCCATTTTGGCAAATCGTACATTTTTAAAAAGAATATGCTTTGCATTTTTTATTTTACGATCTAAAGTCAAATTAAGATGCACATAAGCACCGTTATAATAAGCTAAAGATCTGCAAACTTGTGTAAGAAGGTCACGAACGGTTACTGATTTGTGTCGAGAATCAATCCCTACCTTAATATTGTTTACGTCAGAATTAAACCCATCACCGATTAAGAATTTAGCGTAAATATCGGCTGCACTTTTTGCAGTTGGTGATGACTTAACAATCCTTTCTATTCTTTGAGGATAGTCGTTATTGTCGCCAAATTCCATAACTCCATTCACGCCGCCGGCACGAATAGACTTATTCAATTTTACATTTAATCGTGGGTCTATCTCTGATAACAATATTCGCATTACTTATCCTTTTTAGTAGTTTTCTTTTTTTCTTCTGCTTTTATTTGCTTCTCAATTTCTTTTTCTTCCAGATAAGATTCCGGTAATTTGCTAAAGTCTTTTTCTTTTAGATAACCTTTGTCTAAAAGTTTGTGCGCATCAATATCGGTCAAATTTTGTAAGTTATAATGTTTACAAAGTGGTTTTCCGATATACTTAATGCCAATTAGCTTACATTTATTTGTTTGCTTTTCCATCTTTTCGATTATTTTATTTTTATTTTTTATGATTTTTTGATAATATCTTAAAAGCGATGCCTTACAAGTATTAGGCTGTTTTCCTTTAAGATAGCAATAAGAGTAGATATTTAATAAATCCAAGGACAATGAGGAGTTTGCTATTTCCTCAAAGTCCGTGGATAGTATCTTATTTAATTTTCTTATCATACGGGAGGAGTTTCTAAACTCTCAAGCATTGTAAGCGTCCCGTCATAATCAGTTGACAAAACAATATAACGTGAATATGGCTCCTCTTGACCGCCTAAGCTGGTCAATTCAATGTTTCTCGCTCCGTTAATATCGTTTGCCCTTTGCGTATCTGTCGATTTCCAAAGACCATTCTTAACACCATAGGCAATAAATACACCATCTCCGTCATCTGTTTTATCCTTCGATTCCACAACGACAATAACATCATTCAAATTATCAACATTATCAATATCCTCTGCGGCAATTTCAAACTGTTGAAAGTTAAAATAATGTGTATATTTGTCGGGTCTGTCATCCGCAATAACTGCATCATGTCCAGCGTTAAGCAACTTTTTAGTACCTACAATTTTATAGGCTTGTGTACCACTTGCCATTGCCAGCGAGGTAATCTTATTGCCTAAAGTTGCATCATAAGTAACTGTTACATCTTTCCGGTTCATTATCCATGCTGTTACTTCTAAAGAACCACTTTTTGAAGTTGAGCAATTTGAAGTTATTGCTTTACTAATTCCATCTGCGCATCCCATAATATTATTTTTTATCGATTACTAAATTATATTTATACCTTGCGGTTTGCACACTATCAACGGCTTTTATCTCAACTTTAATATAAGGATAAAGGTAAGTCGTTGATGTTTGAACAAAAGTTGTATCGCCCGATGTAACAGTTATGGTTGTTTCGTCGATCTCTATCCATTCCGAGTTGTCGTAACTTCCAAAGAATCCTAATATTACTTTTGGAGACGTCCCATCTACACTATCCACATCCCAAAACAAGTTCATGTTTTCTGCAAATGGCTTAATATAGTAGGTATCCGTAACGCTGTCATCTTTGTTTAGGGTGTCAGCTGTTGCACCGTATTTGTTTACTACCTGATCTTTATCTATTAATGTCTGGGCATTTAAAGACAAGGCAAAAATCATTATTGAAAATAATACAATTAATTTTTTCATTTTTACCTCCTTTTAATATGCTACAGCCATTAATTCTTCTTGCAAAATCTTAACATCCATTTTAAAAGCAACATCAATGTAATGAGTTTTGTCTTTTTTGTCGTAGAATGAATCTAAACTTGTAAGACTTTCCTCATCTGATGTCCCGATTGGAATATTGTTAAGGTCTGTCAATATTGCCCTGTGCGGCAAATAGTAAGTAGAGCCTTTATCGAAATATGCTTTGATAATTCTATCCCAGTCATGTCGTACGATAATAGGTATACCTCTGTAATTCCAGCGGTTAGAACCTTCCTCTGCTTGAGTTAAAGTAAAGTTCAGCGACTTATCTTCAAGATAATCTTGCCAATTATTAAATAACGAACGAGTTATTTGAAAAACCAGGTTACCTTCAAATGCACGAGGATCAATGTTGTTATACATATCTCTAAAAGCATCAAGTGCAACCGAGCTACCGAGAGCTAATTGAGCCGTTTTACTTGCTTCTCCATTTTCTGAAATTTCCTTTCGATAAATATCTGCATCACCAACCTGATCTGCAAAAACTTGTGCCCATAATCCGTTAAGCATATTAAAATATGTCTTATCGGTGCCGGCTGTTAAATTACCACCTGATCCTACAACATCCTCGTTGGTATCGCCAAAGTCTGCAATTCTCAATTGAGCCTGGATGTTTGCGTCTTCAATACGGTCTGAAATAAAAGCCATCATTTCGTTATCGACTTCTTCCCATGTGTTTTTAGCTATTCTGGCTTTCTTCCAGAATTTTAAAAGATTTGGTAAATCATCCTGGCAATGTGCCATTCTGTAACTTACAAGTTTAGGCGACCATTGTTTTTCAGATGTTGGAATTTGACTTATTTCAGAGTTAAATCCGCATGATCCTGGGTCTACCTTTCCTACTAATCCAAACTGACCAAGGATTGGAATATACTTATCCATTTCTACGCCTGTCTGAATAGCATGTACATCCGTTAACTCGGGTCTTTTATAAGTTCTCTCAAAAACGAGTTCAGAAATCATTCTAGCTTCTTCTTCGTTTAAATTCAATGTTGAAAAATCTATTTTACTTGCCATAATTTTTAATTTTTAAATGGTTTTCGAACTTGCGGCTTTTCATCGTCGTCTTCAATTTTGCCGTCCGGCACAAATTCTTTTGAATACTTAGCCTTAAATTCGTTAAATTTCTTTGTTACTTCTTCTACTTTTGCCGTTGCGTTTACTTTTAGCTCCTCTATTTCGCTTTCTTTTTCATCCGCTTTGGCTGTTAATTCTTCGAGTTGTTTTTTTAGATTCTCATTTTCAACCTTTAACTGTTCCATTTCATCTTCTGACTGTTCTTTAATTTCAATTAAAGACCCACCTTCGAAAACTAAAACTTCACCAGTATCTAAAACATACTCTCCATTAGCAGGTGCACCGTCAATAGTTGCGGCTACTCCTGTTGTTAGTTGTTCAATTGTTTCAATTTCAGGCATATCTATTTCAACTCCGTTAACATCTTGCAACATTAACGCTTTTGGTTTAGTGAAATATGCCTTCACTTCTTCAAGCACTTTTTTTATGCCTGAAAGCTCCTGTTTAACTTCTTTTTCTGTCATCTCGTCTTTTTTTAATTTAGCTACTGCTTTAAATTCATGATTTATTATATTTGCTATGTTTAAAAGTTCAACTTCTTCGAGTGTTAAAAATCTTTCCTGTTCCATATATCCCCGCAAAACAGCTTCGTCAACATCTAATTTTGTTACTAACTGTTTTACAAGTTTATTTTCCTCTGCCTGTAATTGTTCAGTATACTCTTTAAATTCCGCTGAATTACCAGTCGCCTGCCCCCATGGATAATGAATAAGTAAACTTCCACGTTCCGGATCATAAAACCTATTTTCCCGGCTTGCAACTAAAAATATATTAAAAGCTACCGAAGCCACATCACCTAAATTGTGAGTTTTAATAAGCTGTTTGCTTGATTCGAATAGTTCGCAAATCTTTAGTCCTTCATCTAAAAATCCACCAGGGCTGCTTATCCATAAGTTGATTACCTCCGATTCTCTAACTCTTTGATAATCGGCTAAGGCGTCGTTTATTGTGTAGTCTACGCCAATTTCACCGGTAATATAAATATTGCTTTCCATATTTTGTATTTTACATAACCAAAATTATGTTAAATAGAAGTTAAATAAAAAAAATACGCTTATATTATTGCGTAGTGCAAATTAATATTTCTCTAAATCTCTATAAATAGTACTCTCGCTAATAAACAAAACTTTTTTTAGCTGCTTTAAAATGTCCGGCGTTCGCTTTAGCTTTTTCATTTGCCTTGCTATATCCATTAAATATGCTGAGCCCTTTTCCGGCTGCTCTACACACATCTGAATAAAAGCCATCCTATTGATTAAGTCTGTTTTGTTTTTTTTCATAACGTTGATGTTTGATTTCTGGAAGCATTACTATCTTGACTTATGGTAACATCATCAGTTACAAGTGTTGGTTGTAACGGGTTTTTATTTAAAGCATCAGAAAAACCCTGAGATATAGCGTTTGCTGTTTGTGTATCTGTATCTCTGCTTACGATACCTTGCCCTACGCTCGCAGATGTTGATTGCATTGATGCTATTTGTGATGCAGACCCGGCAGAACTACCTGAAGCAGAATAACCACCACCACCAGAAGGCATAGAAGCACCACCGCCGCCAGTATCACCAGGCAATCCTGATTTAACTGCAAGTATTTGTTTTACTTGTGCATACCCAGCAGCCAATGCAGAACCAGCTGCTGCTGCTCCTAACACCGGTCCAACAATAGGAATCCCTGCAAGTGAATTATAAGAACTGATAGCTCCCTGGATAGTTGATATAGTAGCAGATGCAACCGATGCGGCTTTGCCAATTGCTGTTTGTTCTCCGGCTATTTGTGCAATATTTTGTGCAAAATCACCAGCTAATGCCATTTTTGCATTAAGCTCAGCCCGTTTTAATGCAATA